ACTCCTTATTTGTTTATTTTAGTTTTTTCACTCCTTCCTTCTGTCAGTCGTTAGGATTGTATCAAGTGGACAATCCTTCTGCCGCCTCGGACGAGTCCTCGTTGCCTGCTGGGAGGGACGTTGTTTCCTCCCCAGCTTGAGTTTGTAAAGCTTGAGCTAAACGCTCGTTTTTAACAGCTAAACCCCATTCTTCCATTTGTGGAAGATTATCGGGATTTTCTGCAAAATTTAGAAAGCTATGCATTTCATTGTTGAAGTGTGCCTTCACTTGTTCCGGTAATTCTTCAAACAATGTTTTTGCTGTTGCTAATGTATTTTGCATTTCTTGGAAATCCACGTTTGATACGTCAGCGTATTGTGGGTTTGCTTTTGTTTGTGGCATAATTCCTGTTTCCATGAATTGTGCTAATATCTTGTTAATATCACACTGATCTGTGTGATGTTGTTCCGTGAGACCGTCATTAAACGTCTCACTATAATCTTCGTTGCCTAAATTGTAGGCTGAACGAAATGTGTTCTTTGGTACGCCAGTGGCTTTTCTTTTAGTCATAGTATTGTTGTCCTTTTAGTTCAACTAATCGATAACGTTTCGTTATCGGATCATAAATGCGTTTTGCATTTCTATATCTTCTTCCGCGTCTATTTTTCGCGGGTATTGGGTACTCTTTATAAGTACCTCTGTTATCTTTTGCTTGATACGTTTCAGTTTTTTTTTTGACCGACAAATCGGTATCTTCCGCTTGCTTTTCCTTCTCGCATATCTTTTACCATATTGCGATAAGCAGAACGAGCTGATGCTGAACTATCCGATATTGTTTGTCCTATTGTGCCTGTGGTTCCAAGTCCTAATATAGACGTTGGTCCAACAGCACCCGCTTCCGCTAATGTTTTCTCTGTTTGCGCTTTGATCAAATTAATATTTGCAGCGCTTGTTGCATTAGCTAATGCTACTTGTGCTTTATTTTGTACTGGTGCCATTGCACCGCCGGGTGAACTTGCCTCTTTAGCACCGGCAAGAATTGGATTTAAACCTCCAGCTTTTAAATCCGCCATTCTTCGTTGTATGGCAGTATTGGACATTCTCTCTTGAAAGTCCATTTGTTGTTGGGCACGTTGTGCGGAGGCTATATTTGTATCTTTTGTACCTTTATAGCCAAATATGCCTCCTACTAATGAGCTAAGAAAACTCATTAGAAATGTGTCCCGCCAGGTACGCTGTTTACTGGCATTGGTCGTGTACATCTTAGTTTAAATAGCGAATCAAATATAAATTGAGGTTCGCTTGCTACCGCTAATGTACGTTGTACGTTTGTGTCTGTTACCTGTATCCATGAATCACCAAGTAATGGCAAACTTGCATACTCCTGTGCATAATGCCATGATTCAAGGGTGCCTGTTGCGTTTGAACGGAATTTGCCAGTTACTGAACTTGGCTTGTATCTATATTCCGCATAACGCTCTTGATAGCCGAACGTTGTTTCGTCAGCTGCACTTCCTTGTGCATAGATCTCTTTGTTTTTGACTGCTTGTTCGCCAATCGTTGAAAGGGTTGGCCAGTAGTAGTCATATATTGTTTCTCTACTAAACATTCTGTTCAGTCCTTGTTGGTATGTTAAATCTGTTCTTACAGATACCATACCTATTACTATTGTGTGTTCAGTGAAACTCTTTGTGAAAGAGTGGCCACTTAATACTGTTGTTCCTATGGCCGATAAGTTACCTTGTGGTGTTGTTGCGTCTGTTGACGATGTTTGTGCGACCGGTGAAATATTTACCGGTGAGCTTCCGCCCCCCAGATATTCTGGTCGTTGTAATCTAGCATCTGGGCTAGTTACATTAAAATGGTTTTTTATTACTTCGATATATCTTGAACCGCCCCTAGCTTGTATTTCAAGAAATTTTTGAGTTGCGAATGCTAATCGAAGTTGATTAATTGTTGCTCCCGCTGCTTCTGTTAGATCTGCATAAATATATGGGTATCCGGTATTGTCCGGGTCTTCTTGAACTGAAAATTCTTCATTTACAGAACTAGACATATTTATTGCTGATGGATACACCGTAGTTGTACCATCTGATTCGTAACGTGTTATATTTGTTTGGTTGAAAACTTGATTCGTTTTACCAATACCTAATACTGGTGCATTACCTCCAAGTGGTATTACTACGTCTGCGCCTTTCTGAGGCCATGGTAATGCTGATGTAAAGTAATCGTGTTTTTTACCTCTGTTTAATACAGGGTATGCGGTTGCATCTGCACCGCTTGTTGTTAATACTGTTTTTGGTGCTTGTAGATTTTCATCGCGGAACCAATCGTTCCAGCACAGTGTATATGCTCTGTGCCATAATGCGCTAAATTCTAATCCAGCTACTTTTGTTGGTATTCCGAAGTAATCGGACAGTGATTGCTCTGCTTCTCCACTGCCACCAGCTGTAATTGTTGGTGGTACTGGCGCTGCGACTGAAAAGTCGGGTGTTCCGTCTAATCGATCGGAACCAGCTGCTTTGTATGTTTTTGTTTCTCCCATAAATTCTTCGAAATCGTCCCAAACAAGCCTGACTGGTACTGCGAAGAAATGGGTATCCATGAATGCGTTATCCATGGTTGGGTGTATTGGTGTTGCTAATCTGCTAAAGGCAGTGAGATTACATGAAAATGTATCTCCGGGCAATGCCTCATCTACATAAATTGGTATTAGTTCGCCGGCATTAAATGTGGTTTTTAGCCCATGACTCCTATCAAATGTGCTTCGCTGAATATCGGCATGTGGTACTTCGCTAAACTGATGTTGTTTCGCTGAACCGATTCTTGTGTTATATTTGTGGGGGTTTTTCATGGGCATGTTAGATCCTTATTTTTTGTTTTTTTTGAATTGTATCACATGTTCGTGTGCTTTTGCAATACATGTGGGTTCTTCCGGTGTTAATTCTCCGGTTGTTGTTTCAAATGTGCCGATTCGCCACAGCGAATAATCCTCTGGATTTTTGGCAATTTGTGTTTCTTCATTCGCCATATCTGCGAATTGTCTTAACGCTATTGCGTCGTTTTCCAGGCTATAGTCCTGGTGATATGCTTCAAGTGCTGAATCATATATTGTATATTTACATAGTATCATAGTTTATTCCTCTTATAAATCGCCATTCTGGCTTTGTGAGTTTTCTCTGCTTGAAGCAGAGCTTCGGGTGTACGCAAGTGTTCCGTTTCTTTCATAGCTTCCTTGCGATTTTCTTTAATTCTTTCCATGTCTCCAGGACATTCTATTTCATATAATCTATCATAGTATTTTGGTGGTCGCATTTCTTTACCTCTTATATGTATATTGTCTGAAGGGTAAACGTCGTTTTTATGTTTGGCGAACCAGAGCCCCGCTATGCCGGGGCGCCGGCTCATAGTAGAGTATTCTTGTTGTCTTTGTCCAAAATATTCTCCTGTTTCTTCATCTACTATTTGATAATGCTCTTGTTTTTGTTCTCCGTTTATTTTTTTTTGAACATAGCCAGCTACATAACTGGCTGATTCAAATGTTACTGCTCCTACAGATGTAAATCCTTTGCCCCATATTGAGTCAAGGATTCTTGAAGTTTTTAGATCTTTTTTTCCCTGTATTTGTTTTAAATCAGGGAATGTTGTATTAAATAGAATTGCGTGATAATGTGGACGACCAAATTGATCGCCGTATTCTCCGCAATGGTAATATCTTATTGGAGTTGGTGGTGTCCAATCAAGTTCTTGATTGGGTTCTCTAAGACGTTTCATAAAGTCTTGAAAGTCTTTTTTTATTAATGTTGTTGAATTTCCTTGTCTGGGTAAGTTTTCGTCATTGTATGTTAATGTTACGAAACTGTTATTATCCCATAAAGATGCTTCATGCATATTCCTCATCGCCCATTGGCGTGAGTATTCTGTTCTACAGCCCGTGCACTTTCCACACGGTACTGTTAAAGGTTCGAGATTAAAGTTGTTTGTACTTTTATAGGATATCCATTTCCCGGTTCCCGGGGATTTGTATCCGTGCATTGGGTGAAAACATGGCATAGTTGTTCTCCATTTGTTAAAGTCTTATTCCGCCTCTCATAGGTCGGCTACTTCTTAAAGAGTTTTTTCTGTGTGTTCTTGCTGCTGTGCGTGAAAACATTCTCTTTGATTTTTTATAGTTCATTTTTCTTGGTCTTCTCATTGTTTTCTCTCTCCTTATTTGTTAATTTTAGTTTTTTCACTCCTTCCTTCTGTCAGTCGTTAGGATTGTATCAAGTGGACAATCCTTCTGCCGCCTCGGACGAGTCCTCGTTGCCTGCTGGGAGGGACGTTGT